AGAGACTGTGTTTATCATATACAATCACAAGGCTTCCCAAAGAGTCTTAATGTAAGCAAAGCAATTGATAAGAAGTTTGGTGCTGAAAGAGAAGTGATAAGAAGTAGAAAATTATTTGGTGGTGGAAGAAGACTAAAAGGAGTAATGTTTGAAGAAGATGGTAAAGACACTGACACTTTTAATTACACTGCACCAGCAACAGACAAAGCCAAGCAGTATGATGGTTATGGCAGTCAATTAAAACCAGCAGTTGAATGTTGGTGGTTATGCAGAAAACCATTAGCAGAAAAAAACATTGTGGATAATGTATTAAAACATGGTACTGGTGCAATTAATATAGATAAGTCAAGGATACCAACAGAAGATAAATTACAATACTTACATAATACTGAAAATAGAAATGTATTTGATAATCGTATTCGTACTTCTGGTGATAAGACAATTGAAAAAATAGATAGTGGACTTGGCAGATTTCCAGCAAATTTAATACACGATGGCAGTGATGCTGTTATGGAAGAATTTGCAAAATATGGTGAGAGTAAGAGTAGTAGTAGTGTGTGGAATGGCTTTCATAGAAATGGCAATACTTTAACAACAAGTAAAACTGAAGACTATATTACTGCTGGTGGTTACGATGACAGTGGCAGTGTTGCAAGATTCTTTTATTGCAGTAAAGCGTCAGTTTCTGAAAGAAATTTAGGACTGGATGGTGAGAAGTCAAACCACCCAACAGTAAAGTCAGTAAAATTAATGTCGTATTTAGTCAATTTAATAGCACCACCATATAAGTCAGTTATATTGGACATGTTTATGGGTACAGGTAGTACAGGCATAGCAGCATTATTAAATGGACATGATTTTATTGGCATTGAAATGTCAGAAGAGTATATGAAGATTGCTGAAGCAAGAATAAATAATTATGAAGAATTTAGAAAGTATTTAAAATGAAAAAGAATAGCGATTTATATTTTGAAGAATGGGTTGACAGGGACAATGGATATGCAATATTTCAAGAGGTTGATGCAAGAGGTTTTCCAATGGAGTTTGTTTTGGTGCGTGGCATATTTGAAGAAACTGATGGTATAATGCAAGCAAGCAGCATAAAAGAGATATTCACCAGTAAATTTAAACAAAAGTTATACAAGGCATTTGCAAGTGAAAAACAGAAAAAGGGATATATAATGAATGTAGAAGAAACAATTAAAAATTTAACGATTCCACAACTGAAATCATTACTGCCAAGTTATTATCAGTATGTGATTGAAAGACGAATAAAGGAATTAGAAGAAAAAGAATTACAGGCAAAACCAGTTGAAGAATCATTGGCACAGCCACAAGTAAAGAAGTCAAGGAAGAAGAATGCAGATTCCAGTACTAAACGAAAGTCAAAAAAAACAACTAAGACTACAAGTAGAGAGTGAAATCTATCGCAGAAGTTTTTATGAGTTTTTTATTGCTGCCAGTCATATTCTTTATCCAAATGTAGAGTGGCAATACCCACCATTCTATAAATATATCTGTGACTTACTGCAAGAAGCAGTTGAAAATAACATAAATGGAATTGAGAAAAAGCATGACTTTATCTTCAATCTTCCATTTCGTGCAGGTAAGTCAATCCTATTGTCACAAATCTTTCCAGTATGGTGCTGGATAAAAAACCCAGCAATGGCTATTATGCAAGTAAGCCATAGTGAAACACTGGCAATAAAGCATTCACATGCCAGTAAAATGTTATTGGAATCTGAGTGGTTTTTAAGCCTTTTCCCAGAGTTAACCATAAGAAGGGATACAAGTGCCAAGGCAAACTTCATGAATGAAGCAGGGGGCAAAAGAATCAGTTTTGGAATACAGTCTGGTATTATTGGTGAAGGTTGTAATATCCAAATCATTGATGACATAAATAACCCAGCAGATTCACAAGCAGTCACACAAGGAATCAACGAAATATATACAGACACATTATACAGTCGTTTGAATAATCCAAGCATAGACTTTCGTATTATACTTCAACAGCGTATTTCAGCCACAGACATTTGCCAGTACTTGCTTGATACAAATCCAAATAAGTACTTCCACGTATGCTTGCCAGTTAAAGTAACAAACTATATTTCACCAGTACAAGCCATAGACTTTTATCAAGATGGCTTATTATGGAAAGACAGATTCACAGAGAAAGTTATACTGGACTTTCAGCAGACTTTGGGAAGCAGGGCATTCGCTGGACAGTTAATGCAAAAACCAGTTGCAGAAGAAGGCAACATATTCAAGCGTGCATGGATTAAAAGTATTACTTTAGATGAGTGGCGTAAACTCACTAATAATGAAGCGAATATAGATTGGAATTTATATATTGATACAGCATATACAGCCAAGGCAAAAGACAATGATGCAAGTGCTGCAATACTTGCGTGTCAGTTTAATAATAATGTGTATGTAAAGAAAGCGTGGAAGTGGTGGCTGGAATTTCCAGAGTTAGTTGCGAAGTTAAAAGAGTTGAAGGTTAAGTATAATGTCAGAATGTTATACATTGAAGCAAAGGCAAGTGGTTTAAGTATTAAGCAGCAGTTATCCAGAGAGGGTTTTGATTGTGCTGATTTAACGCCAAAAGATAAGGACAAGGTTGCAAGGGCAAATGCTGTATCACCCAAAGTGGAAGGTGGACATTTATGGTTTATTGAAGACACATGGAATGAGATGGTATTATCAGAATTGACTGGCTTTCCATTTGGTGCTGATGATTTAACTGATGTAACTGTTTATAGTATTGATAACCTTTTAAATAAAAGTACATTTAATTATAGTATGTTATGAAAACAATAACGCTTAACAATAAGAAATATATTTGTCCAGAAAAATGGAGTGATGTTACATTGAAGATGCAAATGAAAGTATCAGAAGATACTGAAAAGATAACCATTGATGAATTAAAGAAGTTTGCCATACTGTCAGGATACGCAGGAATACCTGTTGCAGAATTAAAGAAAGCAAAGCTGACTGACTTGACAGAGTTGTTTAAAGCAATAGCGTTTATTAATAAACCACTGGAAGAAAAATCAATCATTGAATTTGATTTTAATGGCAAGCATTATTATGCTGGGCAGAATATCGCTGAAATGGAATTTCAAGACTTCATATCAATTGAAAATAGTTTAACTGAATATTCTGGTAATACCTATAATGCATTACCAACCATACTTGCAATTATGTGCAAGCAGAAGAAAGATAATGGCATGTTGGAAAGCATTGATGATTATGACATAAAAGCAAGGGCAAAGGAATTTGAAGATTTGCCATTGACAATAGCCAATAATTTGTCGCTTTTTTTTTCAAGCAGCGTGAAACTATATTCAAATCTTTCCCTGTTATTTTCGAAGCCAGAAACGATAAAGGAAGCGATGGAGAAACAAATAGACTCAGTAGAGAATACGCTGAAAGAGTTTCGTGGCAAGGGATTGCTTATGCGTTGTGCCAGTGGAATCTTGCGTTATTACATCAAATATATAAGACGACAACTGCACAAGCATTACACTTCTATTCAGTGAAGCTATTGCATGATGAATTAGAAAATAATATACAGGAAGCTATATATAGAAAAGCAAGGGAAGAAGCAGGCAGAAAAGGAAGAAGATAAAATTACTTGCAATTACGAAAAAAAGTATTTATATTTGATTAGATTTTTTCATGTTGGCTGGTGGGTTTTTTTACAATAATGCCATTTTGTTTCCCCACCAGCCTTTTTTTATTTACACCACATCTTTTTATAAGTCTTATTGTTTATATTATAAATGATAACAATATGACTTTAGAATTATTAAAGGAATTCTGGAAAGATATTTCGCTTAAACATAAAGATGTCAAACAGTTTAATGTTGGTAGTAACTACGATGTAGCCACCAACAATAGTGACAAATATCCACTTCTCTTCTGGGAATTACCATACAACATTAATTATAATGCTGATTGGAGTAAAGGACTTGATACTGTACAGATAAGCTTCTCAGTATTTCTATCAACTAAACTTGATGACATTGCTGACAGTCATGAAGCCATAAGTATCGCTAAATCAATTGGTGATGCTATCGTAACTAAAGCAAAACTTACAGCAACTGAGTTTAAGATTCAGAGTGTTAATGCTTTATCAGTAAGAGAATATTCAGATGATTATGTAGCTGGTATGCGTTATGATTTAACATTACTATTACAGCGTGACATATGTGACAATAATATCAATGATTATTTTAATGAAGAATAATGGCTGATAAGAATGACATAACCAAGATGATGGTGGATTTACTTCAACAATTACAGAAGATAACACTCATGACTATCACACAATCAGGTGTTAAAGCCAAGAGTGATTTGGCAAAGAGTGTTAAGTATACAGTAACCAAAGATGGTATTCAAATGGAAGTAGCTGCTTATTATCCCTATGTCAGTGGTGGTAGGCGTGCAATGATACGCAAAGTACCTATAAAGGATTTAATTCAATGGATAAAGAAGTATAATATACGCCCAAGAAATGGACAGACTATAAATCAACTGGCATTTGCAATACAGACTTCGATTTATAAGCGTGGTATCAGGGCAAAGAATTATGTAGATAAAGTAGAAACTGGTGTTGCTGATTATACAGCAATGGCTATTGCTGATGATATGGCAGAAGTCATTGCTGATGATTTAGTAGATATGTTTGCACCAGTAACAAATTAAATAGAATTATGGCACAAACTTATTATGCATGTAGTGGTGATACCTGTTACAGCAGACAAGTAACAATGACTGTATTAACTGGCTGTAACTTAGATAATTTTAGTGGTACACATGGTATTGATTATCAAGATACTTATCTCCAAACACTTAGATTTACTTTAGATTCAGCATTACCAGCAGGGGTTAATTTAACAGTTTACTTCACATTAGATTATCATGATGAATATTATGATAATTGGTATTCTGGTGGTTATGATGAAACACAAACTCATAGTGTAACCATTGTAGGTGGTACAACAACCAAAAATTATGAGTTTGAATGTCTTGGACATACAGAATCAGACATGGGTGCTGGTGGTATTGAGTATTATACAGTAAGTAGGACTAATCCAACATTAATAGTACAACCAACAATACCTGTATGCTGTTTAGCACCAACAGGAGTAACTTGTACAATTGCCATAGACCAAGTGACAATTACTGACTGTACCACAAGAGGTGACAGCACTGGTAGCATTGAGATTTGCATAACAGGTGGTACTGGAAATACCACATGGAAATTAAATGGTGTAACTAAAGTCAGTGGTTATACTCAACAGTGCTTTTCTTACACAGGACTTACTGCTGGTGAATATACTGTTGCGATAACAGATAGTACAGGTTGTACAGCACAGGACACATATACAATACTTGATGGTGAATTTCGTACTGGTGACTTTACAGTATTTGCACCAACAGGTTTAACAGCAGTAGAAAACCCAATTATAATTCAGGTTGAAACAGCAATTAATTCACCAAGTCCAAAAGAGAATATAACAACACTTACTGTTGCAGGTACTATTGCAAATAACTTGTCGTTACAATTTAATCTCACAAGTCCATATGTTTATTCTCAGACATTCTATGCAAAAGCATATCCAAACAAGCCAAATTATTTTTTGGCTTCAGTGTTGAATAATCAAAGTGGTGTTGCTGTTGGTACAAATACCACAACTGAAATAACAACATCACTTGCAGACGCATTAAATAATGATGCGATATTGCCAAAAGTGTATCACATAAATAATGATGGTACTGTTATTACATTAACTGCAAAACAATATGGTAGCAGATTTAACTTGGATGATACTAATGTCATTTCAAGTGCAAGTGGTATTACTGTGACACAAACACAAGCTGGCGTTGATGCATATGATGGACAAATAACTGATAATTATTCTATCAGTTGTGAAGTCATGGCAAATACTGATTACACTAATCAATATCCAATGACTGGTGATAGTGCTGATTACAATAAGATTGCTGAATTAATATTGCCATTCTCAGAAAATAATAGGCATAGGTTTGATATTAGTGGTATATTAAAGTCACAGGTTTCAACACCAAAGCCAGATATTACATTTACTGGTGCAACATATTTGCCAACACCAATGCAGCCATATTATGTTAAGCTATCTGAAATGTATCCACTTGTGCCAAACACAAACACTGTTAAGAAGCGTTATAAGACAACGACTGTACCAGCATGGGTGATTAATTCAAGTCTTAATAGATATGTTGCTAATGACATGCGTGACTATGTTAATGTGCCTGTTAAATTTTTAACTAATTCACCAAACCCAAAACAAATACAAAGAGGTAGTAAGGAATTCTTATATTTTGTATTGCCAAAAAACTATGGTACTGATTTGAGTTGTATTGGTGATATGTATTTCTATGATGGTACACAGGTTACTGGCGTAACATTCTTTTCAATAGCAACTGGCACAACCAACACTGGTGGTGTTATGATGATGAATATAAGCTATGACAAACTTGGTTTGGGTAATTATGAAGTTAGTGGTACGACAAACAGGAAAATTAAGCGAATTGAATTAGCAGTTTATGCCAGTGGTGGCACAATTCAGTACACTGAAGAAAAACAATTCAGATTCGAAATTGATGAAATGCCAAGAAAGTTTGGAATATTCTTCCAGAATGCTTTAGGTATGTATGATGCATTAGACTTTATTGGTGTCATTGAAGAAACTATAAGCAGGGAAACTGGTACATATACAGTACCTATTGATTATTCATCAACAGGTGCAATGCCAACTGGACAGAAACATGTTGCAACATATGACACGAAGATAACTAAGAAACTTATTTGCAACACTGGTTGGGTGGACGAAACACATTTTGACTGGCTTATGGAATTAATGAAGTCAAACAATGTTTATGCTTCATCAACAGCATATTCCAATTATCTTAATTTAACAGACTGGACATATAAAAAATCAAGTCTTGATGATTTATTCGATGTGGAAGTTACATTCGAATATACTGTATATGAAAATAACATAAGTGTGTAAGTTATGATTACTAATATAAAGATTATTACCAGTGATGGTAGACAGATTGATTACGAAAAGGAAACTGATTTGTCAATAAAGATGAATCGTGTGGCTGATGATTTGCAGGATATTGAAGCAAGATATGGCGAATTCTCATACTCATTTTCATTGCCAATGACAAGGAATAATTCAGAGATTTTTGGCTTTGCTGGTGTACCACATGTTAAAAGAATTTTTAAAGTTAATCCTGTTGAAGTAAAAGTATTCAACAATGATATGCTTATACTTTCTGGACAATTGGAGTTACAGGAAATTGATGATGATAAATACAAATGTATTTTTTATTCTAAATTGACACAATTAACAGATGCGCTTGCTGACAAGAATATGCAGGACTTAACAGTGTGCCCAAAAATAGTGTGGAATTATGAAGATACTATTCGTGGACATATTGCAACTGGTGGCACAAACTCTGACGAAACATCATATCAGTTTCCATTGATATTCTACAATACATTCTTCACACCAACAAGTGTATTCAGTGGTTTAACTGACACAGTGGTTGATAGCAATGGTACAACAAATCACATATTCCAAAGAGAAAGAGATGCACAGAATTGGTATTATATGATTAATCATACTTCACTTGGAGAGAATGAAGTGTATCAGCATCAAATACCTTTAGCATTTTTCTTAAAATCAATGATGGAATATATGCTTGAAGAAGTTGGCTGGACAATGGGTGGAAGTTTCTGGGAAGATGCAAATATAAAACGAATCATTGTGCCATATATTGGTGACACTGATGTTTATGACAGGGCAATTTATTGTAGCAGTGGTGGCTGGATAAGTGGCAATACTTGTATGAGTGGTTATACTTATTTAACAATTGGTGCTACTGCAGGTGCAGATGGTGGTGTAATCATGCTTGACACAGCTAAGTTTATGCCAGATATGGGTTGTCTTGATTTTCTTGAAAACATTGTAAATCTCTTTAACTTATATTTAATGATTGATGTTAACCAGAAGACGATAATTTTTGAAACCTATGATGTTATGTTTGGTAGTAAAATAGCACCATATGAAATAGATAATAAAATAATTGGTGATATTGTAATAAGCAGAGTTGAGGATTACAATCCAAGCATAAGATTTTCTGATGTAACAAATAAGAGAATATTAGGTGACAATAGATACATTGCATCAAGTGGTACTAATGCATATAATTTATTTACAGAGTATCGTGCTGCTGCAAGTGATAGTTTATTTGATGAAGTGTTTAATTACGCTGGTACAACTGCTGGCAACATTAAATTAGATTTTGCTGTGCCAACAGTGAAGACGATGAGGATTAGGAATGATTATGATTATAATGATGTTAATAGAAGTGCTGGCGATACTGTAATGTTTTTACCATTCAGTAGCAAACAACTTCCAGAAGATAATGCAGGGAAGAATTTCAGTAAAAAGGACACTGATACTATTGTTTATAATTCTGAAGAAACTATTGCATATAATTATAGTAAACCAGCACTTTATTACTATTATGGTATTTCAAATTCTGATTTTAAACAACATACTGATTTAATAAATAAACAATCATTGTATTTTTATTTCAATTTTGATGACACAAACCAGAAAATACCATTCTGCAGTCCATTCGCATTGACAAGTTACAGGGACAACATTAATGCTAAACTGGAAGAAGCTAAATTAAATCCAACTGGCGCAACAACTGATGCTGGTGTTATGCTTGCAAGTTATATGCAAAGCATTTATTTGATGATGGCTTCAAGTACTGGTGTAAGTAACACCACTGATTTCTCTCTTATTCTGGCAGATAATAATGAATTTGGTGACACTATTTATACAAGGTTTCATGCAAATAAATATAAGAGATATGCTGAATCAGAAGTGTTAGAAGCTGATATTAGAATAACAGATTATGATTGGAATAATTTGCAGATAAACCAGCCTGTTGAATATAACAAAGACATATATTCAATACTAAGCATTGAGAATTATGACATAGTACAACAGACTGCAACAATTAAATTAATAAAAATGTTATAATATTATGGCAAACCAGAATAGAATAGTTGAGCTACAGATTAAATTAAAGGGCGCAGAATCCATTGCACAGCTTGAAGAAGTAACTTCTGAAATTAACAATGAGTTAAAACAGATAAGCAATACTTCACAGTCTTTTGGTAAAATGCAGAGTCTTGCACAACAAGCCAACTCTAAGTTAAAAGAGGTGGGTGAAAGTGTTGCAGGTATTACTTCAACTGAAAAAGCAGAAGCAGTAAACAAACTTGGACAGGGACTTGTTGGTGCATTTCAAGCAGCAGCAGGTGCTTCATTATTATTTGGTGAAAAGACTTCAGAAGAATTACAGAAAGTAATTCAAAAGGTAGGTGGTTTATTTGCGATTACAGATGGTTTAAAGAAGGTGACTGAAGCATTCTCTGCCAAGAATATTGCTGGCTTAAAAGCCACAGTAAAAGGCTTCCAAGAAAGTACTGTTGCTGCAAAATTATTTGGTACAACTACAAAGGCTGCAATCAGTGCAACAGGTTTGGGATTAATTGTTGTGATTTTAGCCAGTATTATTGCCAATTTTGATAAGGTAAAAGTAGCAATTAAGAATGCTTTTGATAAGATTAAAGATGCATTTCCATTCCTTGAAAAGATACAGAATTTCGTTGATGACATAAAGGAAAGATTTGGAAGTTTAGGTAACATTATCAAAGGTGTTGGTGCTGCTATTGCCAGCATATTCACCAAAGATACAATGGCAGAAGCATTCAATGAAGCCATTGAAAAGGCAAAAGAATTGCAAGCATTTCAAGAAGAAGAAAAATTATTAATGGGTGAAAGAAAAGATGCATTAGAGGCTGAATTAGAAATAATGAAAGAAGAGGGTGTAACTCTTGATAAGCAAATTGCAAAACAAAAAGAATATAATAATGAAATTATTAAATTATATGAAAGCAGAAAGGATTTAACAGAAGAGCAGAAAAAAGCACTTAATAATGCTATACAGGAAAATAAAATTTTAGATATTCGTCTAAAGAATTATCAGAAAGAAACTGCTGAAAAGAAAAAACAAGCAGATATTACAGAAAGAGAAAAGGCAAATCAAGAAGCTTTAAAGAAGATTGAAGAAGAAAAAGCACTTGCACTACAAAGAAAAAATCTTTTAGAATTACAATACCAAATCACAGTAAAAGAATATCGAGACGCAATAGCTGATATACTTGCCAATGAAGAAATCAGTTTAGACAATATTGAAGCTAATTATAAAAAAATTGGTGAAGAATTACAGACAGAATATGATAAGGTAAAAAACATAAACGATTTAGCTGAAGATGCATTAGGTATTCATGGTTTGCAAATAAAAAACATAGAAGACTATATTGACAAACTTGATGAATTAGCGACTAAAGCTGCGAAGATAGCACCACCAACTGAAGATAGCGAAGAGTTGGAAAGCATTCTTAATCGCATCACTAATGAATACACTAAACAAAGAGATATAATTAAGAAGTCCAATGACTTGATTAATTCATATACTGATAATAATACTAAAAATCAAGGCATTGTTTTAAGTTTAAGTGATGAAGAAAGAAACCAGATAGTCTTACTTGAAGGACAAAAGAAATTGCTTGAAGAAGCAAATAAAATTCGTTTAAATGAAATTAGTGCACAACAAGAAAAGAATCAACTAACTATTGACGATAATAAAAGTATTGAAGTAAATTTAGTAAAAGAAAAGGAAGTAACAAAAGAAAGACAAAAAATATTAGTTGCATTACAATTTGAAGCAGAAGCAAATGCAGAAAATGCTAAAACTGAAGCAGAAAGGCTTAAATATCTTGATGAGGCTAAAAATTATCAATTACAGGCATTAGATAATTGGAATAGAGTTGAAGATATTAATAGAGAATTAGAAAAACTTAATTTACAGAATAATAATTTAACTGCTGAAAATGTAAAATTAAACGAAGAAGCATTACACATAAACGAAAATATTGTTGCTGTTGAAAAAGAGCAGGGTGAAATCATTGCACAAAATGCCAAAGTATATCTCAATGAATGGCAGAAAGCATTATATAAAGTACAAGGTTTTATTGAAAACAATAGTGAGCAGTTAAAAGAAATTGGACAAGGACTTGTCGATTTAACAATGGCTTCATTTGACTTGGCAATCGCCAATGCTGAAGCTGAAGCTGAAAAAGAAATTAAAATGCTTGAAGAAAAAGCAGAAGCAGAAATTGCAATTGAAGAAGAAAAGATTGACAAGCAAAAACAACTTCAAGAAGACTATGCTGATAGCTTATTGGAATTAGACAGTATGTTGGCTGATGCAGATGGCGAAAGATATGATGATATACTTGCACAAATTGAATTGGAGAAACAAGCTAAACAAGATGCTATTAACGCAGAAATTGAAGCAGAAAACCAAAAGGCTGCAATAGAAGCGCAGCTATTGCTTGACAAACAAGCTGCAGAGAAAAAGGCAAACCAGCTAAAGAAAACACAATCAATTGTACAGGCAGTAATAGATACAGCATTAAGCGTAGTTTCAGCATTGAAGTCTGGCTTCCCACTTGGTTTGGTCATGGCTGGCGTATATGCTGCAATGGGTGCTGTACAAATTGCCACAATCAGTAAACAGCCAACTTATGCTGAAGGTACTAAGGGTACACCAAAAACTGAATGGGCACTTGTTGGAGAAGAAGGACCTGAATTGGCATATATTCCAAAAGGTACAAGAATATATAGTAATCCACAAACTAACGCTATTGCTGAAATGATGGCAAGTATGCGTGGATATGCAAGTGGTACTGAAAGAAATGTATCAGCAGCAGTGCCAAACATACCAGACACTGAAAATATGCTTGACTATAAGAGAATTGGCGATGAAGTTAGGCGTGCTTTATCTGAATCACCATTATATGTTAGCTGGATTGAGGGTAAAGAAATGGGTGATAGGGTAACATGGGTTACAAGGCGTGCAAGTACAAGGCGTGCAAGTATTGGTAAAAGATAATTGAGAAAAAATAACAAACAATTGTTTATAATAATATAATTAAAGTTATGTCATTACGAGTTTTCGAATTCATTATAAATCCAGAAGATGAGACTATGGGCATGAAAGCAATTAGTCTTGTGGATAAGCCAGCGATTGAATCTGAGTATATAGCATTCAATAAAGCTGAAAAGAAACAAATGTACTTCAAGGTTGACGATAAGAAATATATTGTGGCTGGTTTAGCACTAATACCAGACAAACTTATTTACAGAGTTGATGAAGCAACTGGCGAAGAGTATTTTGGTTTTTTTAGTGCTGAAACTATTGAAACCATAATGGATAAGTTTATGAAGGAAAGCACATCTGGCACATTAAAAGATGTCAATTTCCAACATAATCCAGAAAATAAGACGCAAGCACATCTTGTTGAATCATTTATTTTACGCACACCAGAAATGGTAGAAGCAGTTAAAGCAATGGGTATTGAAGAAGCAGTGTTGGGTGCGTGGTTTGTATCATATAAATTTGATAATTCAGAAGCATATGAGAAAGCTGTTGCTGGTGAATTTACTGGCTTTTCAGTAGAAGTCATTTTGCAGAGGGAATTAAAACTAAATAAAAATTACGATAATAATAAAAATAAGATTATGACTAAATTTAAATCATTCATTGATAAAGTCAAGACATTGCTTAATGAAGTGGAAAACAATCTTGAAGATGTAGTTGTACCAGACAGTGGTAAAAGTCTACGCTTTGGAGAAATTGGACAACCAGTACTTTGGGTAATGATTGATGAAGCTGGTGCTGAAGTTACAGAGCCAGCAACTGAAGGTGAATACATTCTTGAAGATGGCAGGACGCTTGTTGTAGATGCACAGGGTAATCTTGCAGAAATTAAAGATGTAGAAACACCTGTAGCACCAATACCAGAAGAAGAAATGGGTAAGGTAGAAACACCTGTAGCACCTGTAGAAACTCCTTTGGTTGAAAGTGGTGAAACCACACCTGTAGTACCAGAAGAAACACCAGTAGTTGATGTGGCTTCAAAAACTTTGGGTGAGATTGTTGATGTTTCTAAAGATGGCGAGTATGAAATTAAAGTAGTGGTTTCTGGTGGAATGATAACAGAAGCAACTGCAGAAGCAAGCCAAAATCTGATTGGTGAAACATTGGCTGCAAGAGAATCTGAAATCACAGCATTAAAAGCTGAGATTGAAAATCTTAAAGCAGAGTTGGCAAAACCAATTGTTAAGTCAGCATTTACTGAATTTACAACTGTAAAGGAAAAGACAATTGACAAAACCAAAATGAGTAATTTGGATTATCAATTAGCAAGACTTGGATTAAGTGAGAAAAATAAATAAGAAAATGTTTATAGTAATATATAAGCATAAAAATTAATTTAATATTTTAAAATTTAGAAAAAATGAGCACAATGACAGTTACTTCAACATACGCTGGCGATGCATTAAAGAAATACATCTTAGCATGTATCCTTGGTGGCGAAACACTTAGTACTCAAGGTATAAGCGTACAGACAAATGTTAAGTACAAAAGAAAAATCAAGAAACTTGCTGTTGGAAACATTGTACAGTGTGGTAGCTGTGACTTCAATCCAACTTCAGGTGTAACTATTACTGAGGCTGTACTTGAGCCTTGCGAAATGAAAATCAACGAAGAAATCTGCTTCGAAGATTTGTATCAGCTTTGGGATTCAGCAGATATGGCTGCAGGACTTCACAATGAAAACTTACCACAGTCTCTTGTAGATGCTTTAACTGAAGGTTATACCAAAGAAGCAGCACAGGAAATTGAAAAGGCAATCTGGCAGAATGACAGTACTGCAACAGGTACTACTTATTGCGCTTGCTTCGATGGTTACGAAAAAGTACTTGCAGCTTATGGTATCACTGGTGGTACTGGCGCAACTGTAACAGTATCTAATGTTGTTACTTTACTTAACGAAGCATATGCACTTGTACCAAGTTGTGTACTTGCAAAACCAAAAAATGAATTGGTTATCTTCGTATCGCACAAAACTCTTGCAATGTATGAAATGAATCTTGCAACTCAGGGTATTAATACTTCTGTTATGGCAGGTGTACCAACTCTTTATGGTATTGAAATGAAGGCTATCAGTGGCTTGTCAGATGACGATATAATCGTTATTGGTGCAAGGGATAACTTCTATGTAGGTACTGATTTGGAATCAGACTTCAACGAAATCAAAACCATTGACATGAGAAATACAACTGGTGACGAAAGTGTAAGATTCATCATGAAGTACAAACTTGATGTGGCAATTGCTTACCCAGAAGAAGTAGTTTACTTCAATGCGTAATCACTAAAAAATAACTTGAAAAAAATTAATACATAAATATTATGAGTTGTTTATTAAGTGCTGGTGTTACAAGAAGTTGTGGATTTCAGTTTGCTGGCTTGAAGAAAGTATATCTTGCAAACTTCGAAGAAGTTTCAGCAGTGGCACATGATGCTACAGGACAAATTACTGGTGTAACCATGACATCAACTGGTGCAACATGGTATGAATTCCAGTATGAGCCACAGACTGCACAGAAACTTGAAGAATTGCAAGCAGGTGCTGTTTCAAGATTTGTTAACCAGACTTTGAATCTTAAACTTGCAAATGTAACACAAGCTAAGAAAGAAGTACTTGAAGATTTGGCAAATGCTACTATGGCAGCTATAATTCAGACACAGGATGATTTATACTGGTATTTCGCAGAGCCTACAAAATCAGCAGGACTTCGTGCAACTGTACTCAGCATAGATTCTGGTACAGCACAGGCTGACGATGCAGCAGTTACAATTACTTTAGTTGGTGGAAGCATAGGTTATGCTGACACTGTAGAAGCAAGCGTAGTTGCAGGATTAGTATAAGAGTAATCTCTTATCCATTATAATTCCAAAGAAAGACGATTGGTGATTTGATAGTCATCAGTCGTCTTTTCTTTTTTGGTAAAGGTTGTTTATATTAAAAATAGGAATAGATTTATGGCTTTAATTGATAATTTAATTAGTTATTGGAAAATGGATGAATCCAGTGGCACATCCATAGATGATGCATGGGGCAGTAATAATGGCACTAATGTAGGTGGTAATTTTACAACTGGTGGTAAAATAAATAACTGTTGGAGTGGAAAAACAACTACTAATGTGTGTAATATGGGTAGTTGTGCTAACTATGGTGTTAATCATAGTTTTTCAATCAATGGATGGTTTTATTTTAATTCAATTTCTGCAAATAGAATTTTTACCAATAGAGATTATAGTGGAGACATAAACTATCAAATTGGATTTTCATTTTATTGCACTTCTACTGATTTATATTTTTTAATTGTTGGTTCGAATGGTAGTGTCAAACAAATAGGTAGATATGCTTCACATGCTTCAAGTGGATTTGGAAGTGGTAAATGGATGATGCTTACTATCGCATATGATGGTAGTGGTGTATATAGTGGAATGAAAATATATATTAATGGTGCTTTAATTTCAATGTCAACTTTAGCTGCAGATACTGGTTTAACAAACAGAAATGCAACTTATGATGATAATTTTTATGTTGGTGGAGAAGCAGGTGCATCAACAGGAGTGAATGCTAAAATTGATGAAGTTGGATTATGGAATCGTGAATTAAGCTCATCTGAAATCACTCAATTATATAATTCTGGTAGTGGATTAAATTTTAATCAAATACAAGACAAACCAAGTGTAACCACAAATGCAATAACAAACATTTTACCAACAAGCATGACAAGTGGTGGTATTATTGTATTAAGTGGTGGTAGTGCAATAACAGCAAAAGGATGTTGTTGGAATACTATTGGTACACCAACAATAAGTGATTCACACACACATGATGGTACTGGTACTGGAAATTTTACTTCAAATTTAACTGGACTTACAAAGTTAACTACCTATTATGTACGAGCTTATGCAACTAATAGTTATGGCACTTCGTATGGTAATCAAGTTACTGGTACAACAATTTCAGTATTATCTGGTGGTACAATTGCTGGTGGTGAAACAATCTGTTATAATGATAATCCAAGTGGATTTACTTCTATAACAGTAGCAAGTGGTGGTACTGCACCATATAGTTATCAATGGCAATATAGTACAAATTCTGGAAGTAGTTGGAATAATTTGGCTGGTGCAACAGGTACAACTTATGATAGTGGTGCTTTAACTTTAACAAGATGGTTTAGACGAAGGGTAATTGATAGTAGCAGTCCAAAATTAACTGGTTATACAAATACTATTATGGTTACAGTTTATCCAGATTTATATGCTGGTATTATTGCTTCAGCACAAACAATATTTTTTAATACAGTACCAACATATTTAAGATTTACGACTGTACCAAGTGGTAGTAGTGGACAATATGGCTATCAATGGTATTCTGGTGCAACTTCTGGTGCAACTGATACAATAACCAGTGCAACTGGTAGTACATATCAACCACCAGCATTATTGGTTGACACATATTATCGCTGTGTGGTAACTGATACATATTGTACTAAGACTGCAACAACTTTAGTTATTAAGATTATTGTAACATATCCACCACCACCAAGTTTTTGTGAAACATCGCCATATACAATTAGTGGAAGTACTTGTGGAAATGCAGATGGGAAGATTACTATTATATCACCACAATATACTAAAAGTTATTTTGAGTGTTATGACTTTACTTTAACAGATGTCACAGGTGGTACTTATACATTCAACACAATCACTGGTGAAGCCACTGGACTTTCAAGCAATTATTACTTCTTAACAGCCACAGTTAAGCCAGAATATTGGTATTATTATGGTAGAGAAACCTGTACTTTTGACTGGATTAAGATTGAAGATGCTGATAATCCAGCATTTTTGGTTGGTGTTTCAGTCAAGCCACAACAATGTGGACCATTTGACAGGCAATTTGGGCGTATATTTTACAATGTTTCAGGACTGACTTCTGGCAATACATACAGTTTTTACGCATTTACAAGCGATTTAAGCCTATATTATTCCAAGACAGGTATTACTTCCACTGAAGACTTTATCTTGGCTAATGCAAATGCTGAGTGTTATTGGGTATTAATTCGTGATGAAGTCACAGGTTGTGCTTTACTTCTTGACAACA